TGGCGGCGGTGGCGGCGGTGGCGGCGGTGGCGGCGGTGGCGGCGGTGGCGGTAGCTCTTCATCCTCAAACATCCGCCCTAAAGCGCGTCCAGTTACTCGCCCTAAAGCACGTCCAGCCCCAAAACCAGCCCCAAAACCAGCGCCCAAGCCAAAAACTTCGGGTGGAGGTAAGGGTTCTAAACCTGCCTCAAAGGGCCGTGACCGCGATGCAGATAACTTCGCGGGTTCTACATATAAGAAGAAGCCTAATGGTACTTATAAAAGCCCAACATCTGTAACAGCCAAGGACCTAAAAAGCGGGAATGTTTCTACATTCAAGTCTAAGACAGGATCAGGATCAGTTACAGTGGCTCGTGGAACCAAACTGAAAGATGTACCCACGGTTAACGTGGGTGTGGATGGTAAGAAGACGGTTTCGAACACAGATGCTTATGATAGCAAAGATGTAGCCACCCCTCCAAAAGCTCCTACTGTTACTAATGATCCAGTATCAGCCCCAGAGGTCACCGAGCCTGAAAAGGGTGTTGGTGGTGGCCGCGATGGCGGTGCCTCGGCAAAACGTAAAGCCTCGTCTGCTGATGAAGATAAACTAAAAATCAAGCGTAAAGCCCAAGGCGTCAAGGGTTACAAGCGTGACACAAATGCCAATCCGATGGCAATTAAACGGGAGAAATCTTAAATGTGCATGAGTTCACCTAAAGCTCCGCCACCGCCGCCACCACCACCAGCGGCTCCGCCTGTCTTAGAGCAAGAAGCTCCTAAGATTAGCGACATGAACGAAGAGCAAAGCGGTCTTTCTAGCAAATCTCGTGGTCTAAAGAATTATAAGATTCAAAAACGTAACAACATGATGAGCGACAATACCAAACTTGGTGGTGTCATTCAGACCCCGAAGTCATAAAACAGAAAGAGGTACCTCGTGCATAAAGGTGACAAATCTTGCGCTAAAAAGTACGAAAACCTCTCTTCAACCAGAACAACATATCTAGAACGAGCAAGAGAAGCGGCTAAACTAACTATCCCATCTCTTGTCCCAGATGCTGGTCACTCTTCCGCCACAAAGCTCTACACACCATATCAAGGTGTTGGTGCGCGTGGTGTGAACAACCTAGCATCTAAGCTTCTATTGTCTCTTTTACCGCCGAACGCTCCGTTCTTTGCTATGCGTCTTGATGATTTTACAATCCAAGAACTAGCTCAATCAGAGGGTGCAAGGGCTAAAGTTGACGAAGCTTTGAATAAGTATGAACGCGCAGTAATGACAGAGATCGAAAACTCTGGAATGCGTTCTCCTATTTTCGAAGCACTGAAGCAGTTGATTGTTGCAGGTAACGTCCTTCTCTACCTACCCCCTGAGGGTGGCGCACGGGTATTCCCGTTGAGCCGTTATGTAGTGAAGCGCGACCCTATGGGCGAAGTCATCGAGGTTATCGTTAAAGAAACAATGTCACGGGCCACCTTGCCTGAAGACATACAAGAGATGTTAGGTTCCCAAGAGGAAAGCTTCTCCGATCAAGACAGTAAGAAGACTGACGAAATCAACCTATACACCAAAATGTATAGGGAAGGTAATAAGTACATACTTTACCAAGAAATAGATGGAATGATCGTGCCAAATTCTCAGGGTAAATACCCTCTGGATAAAGCACCTATGCTGCCACTACGTTGGACCCGCATTGACGGTGAAGACTACGGACGTTCCTATGTAGAAGAATACATTGGTGATCTCATTTCACTGGAAGGTCTTTCTAAGGCAATCCTAGAGGCATCCGCTGTATCTGCTAAAGTTGTGTTCATGGTTGCACCTAACGGTACAACACGAGCAAGAGACATTGCTAAAGCTGAGAACGGTGCAATCGTATCGGGCAACGCTGCGGAGGTCTCTACACTACAAGTTCAAAAGCAAGCTGACATGTCTGTTGCCTCAAACACAGCGGCGACAATTACAGAACGCTTGTCCTTTGCTTTCCTCATGAACTCTGCCGTTCAACGTGCAGGGGAACGTGTAACAGCCGAAGAGGTTCGTTACATGGCTGGGGAACTAGAGGATGCTCTTGGTGGTGTGTACTCAATTCTAAGTCAGGAATTCCAGCTTCCTCTGGTCAACCGTATTATTGCGAGAATGACCAAGAACAAGAAGCTACCAGCACTACCTAAAGGTGTTGCTAATCCTACAATCGTTACGGGCCTTGAGGCTCTTGGGCGTGGACATGATATGAATAAATATCAAATGTTCCTCCAAGCACTCATGCCGCTAGGCCCAGAGGCTGTCAGTCAGTTCATGAACGTGAGTGATTACATAACTCGTGTTGGAACTGCATTGGGTATCGACATGGACGGTCTCATTAAATCTCAAGAACAAATTCAACAAGAACAACAGCAGTCGCAAGAACAGCAGCAACAAATGCAGATGATGGAGATGGCAAAAGCCGCCTCTGGTCCAGTTGCAAAAGAAGCTGCTGGTGCTATGCGCCAAGCTGTCGCAGAAAATGGTGAACAATAATGGTCGAACAAGTAGTTATCGACACTTCAGGTGAAACTGAGGGTCCAAGCTTAGAAGAACAATCGGCAGCAATGGATGCTGAACTAGAACCGCAAGGTGATGGGGATCGTCCTGAATGGCTACCAGAGAAGTTCAACTCTGCTGAAGATATGGCAAAAGCGTATTCCGAACTAGAAGGTCGATTAGGTTCTAATGGGGAAGCCGAGGAAGCCGAGGAAGAAGAAATCCGTGAGGACCTAGAAAATGCGGGTGTGGATTACGATGCACTCTCACAGGAATTCTGGGGAAACGGAGAACTGTCTGACAAAAGCTATGAACGCTTAGAGCAAGCAGGTATTCCACGGTCCATTGTCGATAGCTACGTTGAAGCCCAACTGAACATGGTCGAGAACCAACGTGGTGATGTCATGAATGAAGTGGGCGGTCCTGAAGGTTACGAACAGTTAACCGAATGGGCGGCTGATAATCTTGACGATAGTGAGATTGATTATTTCAACAACGTAATGGATTCAAATGATTTCCAAGCGATTTCTATGACTGTTAAGGCTATAGCAGCGCGTCGAGATGCAAGCGAGGGAATGGAGCCAACCCGTAACCTATCAGGTAGTCTGACAGGCGGTGGCGGTGGTTCCTATGAAAGTGTCACTCAGATGATGGCTGATATGCAAAGCCCAGCTTACGCAGCGGACCCAGCGTTCCGAGCTAAAGTCGAGGCCAAGCTAAGTCGTTCTAATATTATGTAGGAAGCTTATGTCTTTATACGGAAATATTCACAAAAAGCGCCAACGTATCAAAGGCGGTTCTGGTGAAAAGATGAGAAAAGCTGGAGATAAGGGCGCACCTTCCTCAAGCAATTTCAAGGCGGCAGCTAAAACTGCGAAGCCTAATGACATGAAAATTAGGAAAAAATAATGTTAGCTCTAAAACTTTATAAAAAGTACGATGCCGAGCGTAGCCGCGCAGCAAAGCGTGTTATGAGCTACGAGGACACTGAAGAAGCTAAAAAAGAAAAGCTAAAGATCAAGAAGAAGAAGAAGTCATGAGTAAATCAGGACGAGTATATTCTGATTACGATAAAGAGTATCAGGCTCGTCCTGAACAAGTTAAGAAGCGTGTTTCTCGAAACAAGGCGAGGCGGATGATGATCAGTAAGCATGGTAAGTCCCAGCTTTCTGGTAAAGACATCGACCACTCTGACGGCAACGCAACTAACAACTCTACATCTAATCTAAAGATCATGAAAAGCTCAGACAACCGAGCGAAAAAGTAGGGGACCTTCGGGTCTCCTCACCACGCCGCTTTTTAGTGGGTGGCGAAAACAAAGAATGTCCAAAGGCCACGGGTGTTCTTATTTTTTCATCTAACTCAACCAAAGCAAACAATTACGTTGAGGCCCCTTACGAGGGATAACCTTATCGGAAAGAGCGCACACGGACACGTTAGAGAACAACCTAACAATCTAAACTCTTTTCCAAGGTGAAATAAAATGTCTAATGCAAACCCATCACGGGTAGGCCAAGCTGGTCTATCTGGTGCAACCGATGCACTATTCCTGAAAGTCTTTTCAGGTGAAGTAATGTCAACTTTCAACTCACAAACAGTGATGAAAGAAAAGACACGTATTCGTTCAATCAACAACGGCAAGTCTGCACAATTTGCAGCGATTGCTAAAACAGTAGCTGAGTACCACACCGCTGGTGCTGAAATTCTTGGTAACAACATCGAGCATGGTGAGAAGATCATCACCATCGACGACCTGTTGATAGCTAACACATTTATCAGCAAAATCGACGAGGCCAAGAATCATTATGATGTTCGGGCTGAGTATTCCAAGCAAATGGGCCAAGCTCTAGCACAAACATATGACCGCAACTTGTTGTCTATGGCTGTCAAAGCTGCTCGTGACCCATCTGGTATTGGCGCTGGCGTAGCTGGTCAAGGTAATGCTGCTTCCGAAGCTATTGGTGCAACGCCTACAACAACACAGCTTGTAACTGCTATCTACGATGCCGCTGCTACTCTGGACACCGCTAACGTGCCAGAAGACGAGCGTTTCGTAATCGTATCACCAGCTACATTCTATGCGTTGGTACAAGAGGACAAACTGATTAACCGTGATTTCGGTTCAAACGGTTCGTACTCAGATGGTACAATCATGCGCGTTGCAGGTATGCAGATCATCAAGTCAAACAACTTGGTAATTGATCACACATCCTCTGCAAACGTAGCGAAATACCCAGACTACGCTTCTAAATATACCGTAAACGGTTCTGACACCAAAGCTCTGATCATTCAGAAGCAAGCACTTGGTACAGTCCAGTTGATGGATATGGCGACTGAAATGGAATATGACATCCGCCGTCAGGGTACACTAGCTGTATCTAAGATTGCTGTTGGTCACGGTGTGTTGCGCCCAGAGTGCATCATCGAACTCCGCGCTGCCGCTTAAATAACATGGGCCTCTCTAGTTAACCTAGAGGGGTCCTTTTTTACATTTACAGGGAAAACTCATGGCAACTCTATTGACCCCAACGACAGAACTCGAAGCTGTCAACGTGTGCCTAGCTAACATTGGCGAGTCGCCAGTGAGTGCCATTACGGGTAACGTGACCGTTGATGCGGCCCTCGCGAGAGACTTGGTTCGTCAGGTTACTCGCGAAGTACAGGCACACGGTTTCTATTGGAACACAGAAATCGAATACAGTTTAATTCCAAACACGGCAGGTAACTTAGTTCTCCCAGCCAACATTCTTTCTATCGACACTGTTGGTAAGGATAAAACCCGTGACCTAGTGGCTCGTGGTCGTCTTATGTATGACCGAGTTAAACACACCTATACGTTCACAGAAAAAGTTATTGTGAACATTGTTGTTGCACTAGGTTTCGAAGAGCTACCTGAAATCTGCCGTAGATATATCGCTGTTCGATCAGCTCGTATTTACCAAGAGCGTGTGATGGGTTCTGGATCAGTTTCAGCATTCAACACCGCCGATGAAGACATGTCCCGTGCCGCACTATTAGCGGAAAACATGGAAATTGAAGATAATAACATGCTCACAGGTGATTGGGCGGTTGCAGGTATTCTTTCACGAACAGCGTATTAAGGGAGTGATTGAATGCCTCTAGTATCAACTACAGTTTCAAACCTCATTAGTGGGGTATCACAACAGCCAGCACCACAACGTCTGCGCACATCTGGTGCAGAGATGATTAATGCGTATCCTTCAGTTGTAGCAGGTTTACAGAAAAGACCTCCTACCCAGTTTGTTAGTGCTTTAAACTCTAACGTAAATGATGACGATGCTACTACTGTGCATGTTATCAATAGAGACTTTGAAGAGCGTTACATCGTTGTAGGTGGGTCAGGCGATCTAGAGGTCTTTGACACGTCAGGTGTTAAGCAGACGATCTCTTTCCCGAATGGGAAGTCTTACCTACCTACAACGGACATGTGGAAGAAATTACGGTTCGTAACCGTGGCTGACACTACCTTTGTTTTAAACAACGAAAAGGTTGTCTCCTCTAACTTGATTGCAGAAACTCGAAGTAATCCGAGTGCAACCGCGTCAGTCTTCATTAAACGGGCAGTGGCTTCGACCACATATGCCGTTTACATTAATGGCGTATTGGCGGCAACAACATCTACAAATGACAACACAACGGCACAGACGGCCTTAGAGGGCACGTCAGACCTCGCCACGGAACTTAAGGCTAACGCTATTAGCCGTGGGTATTCTGACGCAATTACTACTGGTCCTGTCTTGTCGTTCACCGTTCCAGTAGGAGCTAGTATTGAGGTACTTGATCAGTTTGGTGGTAATGCTATGGAAGCATTCACTGACAGGGTTCAATCCTTTGATAAACTTCCTCCATCCGCCCCACAGGATCGGCTTGTTCAAATTAAGGGTAACCTTAACGAAGCCACAGAAGATTATTGGGTTGTTTATGACAAAGGTGTTTGGGAAGAAACGACAGGCTATAACGCCAACGAGACACTAGACCCAGCAACCATGCCTCACGTTCTCCTCAGGAATGCTGACGGAACATTTACGTTCCAAAGACACACATGGGACGCAAGGGGTGCAGGGGACACAGAAACAAATCCTAACCCCTCTTTTGTATCTAAAAAGATTAACTCAATGTTCCTATTCAAAGGTCGTATGGGCTTTCTTTGTGAAGAGAATGTCATCATGTCGGCTGTCGGTGAGTTAGAGAACCTATATCGCACTACGGTAGTTCAAGTGTTTGCCTCTGATAGAATTGACGTGGCTTCAATAACTGGTCGTGTTAACAACCTTTATCACGCTGCTGTGTTCTCAGATACTCTGGTTATGTTTTCAGATAGCCAACAATTCAAGCTTGTTTCAGAGAATGTATTGTCACCAACTTCTGTTGGTATCGTTCCATCCACTAAGTTTGCTTGT